GTTGAGGACGAGGATGTCCTGCATTTGCTGCAGGACGGCTCGACCATCCGCGAAAGCGATCTCTCCGAGGACCGCACCTTTGGCGACCTCGACCGGATGTCGCTGCGCCGTCGCAGCATCCGCGAGAAGGTCTTGCAGTGGGTGAAGATCGTCGGTGGCCAGATCGTCGATCGCCAGGTCGAGATCGGCACCTATATCCCGCTGGTCAGGGTGATTGGCGAGGAAGAAGTCATCGAGGGGCGGCTCGAGCGCAAGGGCCATGTGCGCGCTCTCAAAGACCCGCAGCGGATTTACAATTACTGGGCAAGCAGTGCTGTGGAACAAGTGGCGCTGCAGTCGAAATCGCCGTACATCGCCGCGGCGGAGAGCATCGAATCGTTCCAGGGCTACTGGGACACCGCGAATACCGAGAACCACAGCGTCCTGCCCTACAACGCCAGGGATGACCAGGGCGGCCAGTTGCCGCCGCCGCAGCGCCAGGAGCCGCCGCAGATGGCGCAGGCCTATGTCCAGGGCATGCAGGCGGCGCAGCAGGATTTGATGTTTGCCTCGGGCCAGTACCAGCCGACCATGGGGCAGCGCGACCAGCAGTCGGAATCGTCGGGGAAAGCGCTGGCACTGCGGCAGCGCCAAGGCGACACCGCGACCTACCACTACATCGACAACCTGGCGATCGCGATACGATTCACCGGCCGCATCCTCCTGGACCTGATCCCGAAGATCTACGACACGCCCAGGATCATGCGGATCCTCGCGCCCGACGGCACGGTCGACCGGGTGCAACTCGACCCGCGCACCCCGCAGGCGCTGATGACGATGCCGCAGCCCAACCCCAACCAGGCGCAGAATGCGGGAGGGATTACGCCCCCGACACCGCAGCAGGCGCTGGCGGCGAGCGTCGTGCGGATCTTCAACCCGAGCGTCGGAAAGTACGAGGTGCAGGCCGATGTCGGTCCCGCTTATGCGACGCGTCGCCAGCAGGCTTTTGACGCTTTTACGCAGATTATTGCGACCGCGCCGAGCATCATGAATGTGGCTGGCGACTTGCTGATGAAGGCGGCCGATTTCCCGATGGCCGAGGAGCTCGCAGAGAGGCTCCAACGGCTGGTGCCCCCACAGGCACTGGGGCAGGGACCGACGCCTCAGGAGCAGCAGATGCAGCAGCAGCTGCAGGGGCTGCAGGCGCATGTTGCGCTGCTCAGCGAACAGCTCGCGGTCGAGAAGATGAAGGGCCAGGCGAAGAACGAGCGGACGGATATCGATGCGTATGAGGCGGTGACGAAGCGCATGGGCGCGCTGATGAGCATGCGCGACACCGACAGCCCCTATGTCGACGGCATGGAGGTCCGCACCCTCATCATGCAGATGGTGAAGGATGCGCTCAGCCAAGTCGGCATGGCACCGGTCTCGCGGATGGCGATGGCCGAGGCAACACAGGACGGCGCGGTGATGGCGGGGCTCGCCGGGCAATCGCCGCCCGGTGCGCCGCAACCGCCGCCGGGAGGGCCGCCGGGCGCCGTGGGACCTATGGGGGGGCCGATGACGCAAGCCTTGTCGCCGGTGCGGCCGCCGCGGGTGTTGCCGACGGGCATGCCTGCGGTGCCGGGCAACAACAATCTCGGACTTGTGAGATGAGCGCGATGCTGTGCATCGCTGCGAATGTGGGGGTCTTCTAATGCCGCCGTGGTGGAACCAACTGAGCCCGCAGCAGAAGCAGCAGCTGATGCAGATGTTCATGAGCCGTGGCACTGCGGGCATGCCGGGGATGACGGGGCAGGCGCAGCCCCAAGGTCCCATGGCGGGCAATCCGCTGATGAACCAGGGTGCGATGCAATCGCCGATGATGGGTCAGGCGCAGCAGCCGGGAATGATGCCTTGGATGATGGGGATGGGTCAGGGGCAGCAGCAGCCGACGCTGGCGCAGCTCCTGCAGATGCAAGGCGGCGCCATGGGACCTGGGGGTCTGCCACAAAGCCCGTGGGGATCCGGGGGCTTCCCGCCATGATCAGCCTCATCCTCTTGATCTTTGCGTTCGTACTGGCGATCTGCCAGGCGTTCCGGCCGTGGACGCAGCCCTGGCCGATCCCGCATCTCGGTTGGCTCGCGGTCGCGCTCTATCTGCTGACGCTGATCCTCGGCGGGGCGGGGCTGCGATGAGCGCAGCGAATATGGGAATTCTGTAATGATGGGGCCGATCAATCCTTATCCGCCCGATCCGCAGTATGTGGCGTGGCAGCAGAACTGGCACCGGTTCCTCGCGCAGCAGCAGCAATCCTTTCAGCAGCAGATGGCGGCGCAACAGACGCTGCCCGGACGTCCGGCGCCGAACGCGCTGATGGGCCGGGCGAGTGTCCCGGCGCTGGGCCAAGCCGATCCCGGGGCCGGCATGATGGGTTACTGGATGGGGGGCGGCAATGACGCTACCGGCGGTGGCTCGATGAGCCCGCAGATGATGCAGATGGTCATGGGCGGCAGCGGGGGGGCACTCTGATGGCTTCCCCGATGTACACTCAAGAAATGTGCTGTCTACAACGTGGGGGAAAAAATTAACATGCCGCGAGCGCTCTGATGGCATCACCCATGCCGGCAAACCCGCTGCTGCGCCCGACCGAGAACCCGGCGACCCGGTTTGGCGGCATGCCGGCGCCTGTCGGGCGCCAGCTTCCGTTGAACGCGCTGCGCATGCCGCCGCAACGCTCCGTCGCGCCAGTACTTCCCGCTGCGCCGCTCGCCCAACCCCAGCCGGGACCGATGATGCCGGGCGTCCAGGGACCAGCCCCACCGCAGCCGGCGAGCGCAGCGAGCGTGCCTCTTGTGCCTGAAGCGGAACGCATTTCGCCGCGCGTGCCGGTGCCGAAAGCCGACTTTCCCGAGGGCGAGCACAAGGACCTGCACGAGAAGACCATGGGGAAGGCGTTCGACGAGCCCGGGGCGCAGAACTTTGTCCGCGACCTCTATGCGATCGTCAGGAAGTCCCGCCCGCATATCGCGCCGCGCCATCTCCTCGAGACCGTGCGCGATGCTCACCACGCGATGCACCACGGCTTCATGACGCCGCAGCAGGTCGGCGGCGCGATTGGCCGCATGGCGGAACTGCGCCACGCCCAAGCGCAGGCGCTGGCCGCAGGCGAATCCCCAGGAGAGACGTAATGTCGAGCCGCATTCTCGCCGATAGCGCCGAGCGCTCGCCCGGTGGCCCACCCGAGCCCCCGGCACCCGCACCCGCCGAAACCCCGGATGCCCAGAGAGCGCGTCCGGAGCCCCAGGAGCGCGGGGAAGAGGTTGCGGCCGATGATGCGCGGGAATCGGCTTCCCCCTCTCCTGAGGCACGAGACGCGCCCGCAGAGGCATCCGAGGGGACGACCCGGCAACCCAGCGAGAGCGACCGCGACTTCCAGCGCCGGATCGACCAGCTCACCCGCGACAAGTACGCCGCGCAGCGCGAGCGCGACGAGATGCGCCAGCAATACGAGGCCTGGCAGCGGCAACAGCAGCAGGCGGCGCAGCCGCGTGTCCCTGCGGGACAGGAAGACCCTTACGAACGCGCCCGGCGTGAGGTGCGCGACGAGGCGGTGACGCTCAGCTTCAACGCGGCATGCAACGACCTCTTCCGCCGCGGGCAGGACGAGTACGGGCAGGAGATGGGGGACGCGGTGCAGGCGCTGAATGCGGTCGGCTGGGGCAACCGCCCCGACGCGCTGGCGGCGGTCACCCAGCTGCCGGACGGGCACCGGGTCTACCGCGAGCTCGCCCGCGACCTCGACAACGCCGCACGTGTGCTGTCGCTGCCGCCGATGGCGATGGCGCTGGAACTGGCGCGGCTCTCGGGGCGAGATGAGCCACGGGACCCTGGAGCCGATGGGCGCGCGTTTTCGGAAACCAATGGCCGCGAGCGCGTCGCCGTCACCCGCGCCCCCGAGCCGATACGCCCGGTAGGCGGCAACAGCCGGCAATCGGAGCGACCGCTCGACGATGCCCGCGTCTCGATGGCCGAGTTCATCCGCCGCCGCGACCGCGAGGAACGGCGTTCAAGGATCAGCCGCTAATGAGCGCAGCGAATATGGGAATCCTTTGACACTTTGCCGCATTGCTTTTGCTTACCAAGAGTAAGCATATATAGCGGGCCGGGCGGGTGCGCGAACACCCGGGCCGACCCTCACCACCGACGAAGAGGACTCGTCAATGGCTATCACGACCCTAGCACAAGCAGTCGCCGTCGCTGTCGCCGTTGCGGTTGTGGCCGCATCGCACGCCCAGGCCGAGAGTTGTGGCGGCGACGCCTACACGTCGACTTGCCCCGGGGATGCCGGCGTTAGCCAAGGTGCTTATGTTCCCGGTAATGCCTATCCCGACTACCAAGCCGATCAGCAGCGCCGACTTGCGCTCGCGCTAATGGCCCAACAGTCGATGAACCAAGCGAATGCCCAATTCCAAGCGACATTGAGGGCGAACATGCCTCAGTATCGTCCGGCCATGAACTTCAACTGCTACTCGTACGCTCGCAACACTCTCAATTGCACAGGTCGCTAAAGCGACTGCGCTAACCAACCCGGCCCGGTTTCGACCGGGCCTTTTTTGTGCACCACTTTGCACCACCGAAAAAATCTCTTCACTTACCCACGGTAGGCGATCTATCCTGCCGCTCTTCTCGCTTCCCGGCGGGACTGCGCCTTCGCTCGGGGGCTTCGTACTCAGCGCGCCCACTGTGCGGCGTTAAAGGCACTGCACGCCGCCACGCATAGCCCGAGTCGGCCACGGGCATTCCCCGCAACCTGGATTGCCGCGCCTGAGGGCGCGCTTTGACGCTGCCTCGGCGCCGGGAGATGCGCCGCTTGCTCCGGCTTCAGACGCTCACGACGGCTTTGCTTTGCGGCGCACCCACGCTGCGGAGCGGCTTTTCGTCTGCGTCTCACGGTAAGCAGGATCCTGCCAGTTGCGCCGACGCTTCTTCGACATCGCGGCGCGGTGCTCCGGATCAGTCCAGAGTTTCTGCATATGCGCCGATACGGCAGCTTTGGCCTCCGGCGTATTGCGGTAAGCCGCGATCCCCGCGCCTCGCCGTTTCTGATGTTCCGGATCGGCAGCCCGCTCGCGTATCGCCGCGACTACGCGCGCCCGATACGCCGGATCTGCCCATCTGGCTTTGCGTTCGCGAGACAAAATCGCCCGCGTTTCAGGGCTGGTGGCAATCACTCCACCCGCAGGCATCAGATTATAAGCATCTGGGTAACGACTTAGAGCGGCGATCTCCGCCGCGTTCAGGCGCGCCTGCATCTCTGCCTTTGGCGTGCCGGTCAGATTTACCAGCACCGCGAAGTCAAATGCCTCGGCGCCGTACTTCGTCCACGCGCGCTGCAGATACCTGTTTCGATGCTTACCGCTCGTCAACATCGAGCGATGCACTTCCCAGCGTCTTCGGATGTTCACCGCCTGGCCGATATAAACCGTGCCGGAGGCTCTGTGCGTCACCGCGTAAATGCCGGGAATGCTGTGCGAATTCCGTGCAGTCATTGACCATGTCTATCGTCCCCACGTGACCATGTCAACCCAACCTATAGGGGATTAAAATGGCAAATTCTCTACTTACGATTGATATGGTGACGAGGGAAGCGCTGCGGCTCTTCCGCAACTCGAACTGGTTCCTGCGTACCATCGGGAGGCAATTTGACGAGGAGTTCGGGCGCGCCGGTGCTAAGATCGGTTCGCAGCTCCGCATCAGGTTGCCCAATGACTACACGCTGCGCACCGGGCCGACCGCCGTCCCGCAGTCGACGAACGAGCAGAACACGACACTGGTGCTCGCCACCCAGATGGGCGTCGACGTCGCGTTCTCGAGCGCCGAGCGCGCGCTGTCGCTGGACGATTACAGCCAGAGGATCCTGGCGCCCGCGGTCAATGTCCTCGCCGGCGGCGTCGCCACCCAGATCATGGGCAATATCAGCGGCGCGAGCAATCTAGTGCAGAACACCGATACCAGCGCCAACATGATCAGCCCCAGTGCCGGAACCTGGCTGGCGGCGGGTGCGGTCCTCGACAAGAACGGCGCGCCGCGCAATGACAGGTTCATTGTGCTCGACCCGTTGACCCAGGCGCGCACCGTCACGAGCCTCATGGGATTGTTCAATCCCCAGGTCAAGATCAGCGACCAATACATCCGCGGCACGATCAGCGTCGATACGCTGGGCTTTGACTGGGGCATGGACCAGACGGTCATCATGCACACCACCGGCGCCTACGGCGCGCCGCCGACCGTGGCGGGAGCAAATCAGACGGGAGCCGTTTTGACCGTCACCGCGCTCGCCGGGCCGCTCAATGTCGGCGATGTCCTCACCATTGCCGGAGTCGACAGCGTCAACCGCGTCACCAAGAGCAGCAACGGCACCTTGGCGCAGTTCGTGGTGACCGCGCCGGTGCTGGCGGGGGCGACGACGATCCCCATCTACCCGCCGATCACGCCGCCGACGCCCGGCACGCCGCCGACCCCGGTGCCGTTCCAGACGGTGACGGCGAGCCCGGCCAACGGCGCGGCAATCGCCTTTGCAACACCTGCATCCTCCAGCTTCCGCCAGAATTTCGCCTATTACGCGGAAGCGGTGACGATGGCGACAGCCGAGCTCGAGCTGCCGCGCGGGGTGCATGAGGCCGCACGCGAGACCTATGACGGAGTCTCGCTGCGCATGATCACCGACTACGCGGTGCTCAGCGATCAGTTCATCACCCGCCTCGACATTCTCTTCGGCTCGCTGCTGCTGCGGCCTGAATGGGTCGTGACGGTGGCGGACGTTCCCTAAAGGAGCACCATGAGCGATCCGAGGCCGGGCAATAGCGGGCGCGCCGATTATCCCAGGATGCTCTACCAGGCAGACGGGCGAATGCTCATCGCCCACAGCCCCGAGGAGCACGACCGGCTGATGAAAGACGGCTGGGACACGGTTCCGGCCGCGATTCACACGCGCCCCGTCGCCAGCCCGGCGCCGGCTCTCTCGGGTGGCGATCCGCTGGCGGTGATGGTGCGCCAGGTGCTGCACGAGGTACTCGACGAACGAGGTGTCGGTAAAAGGAGGAGGTAAGAGATGGCACGAGGCGAAGGCGGCGGCAGGCACCGCGGCGAAGGACGCAGCAGAGGCTCGCTCGGCGAGCGGCATTCGGGGGCCGGCGAAAGCCTCAGACGAGGTGATCACCGCACCGCGACGGGACGCGACCCCTACAGCGAGAAGTTCGAGCGCGAGCGCCGCGGCGGCGGCCGCTACGACGCGGGGCCGGGGCATGAAGGGCTCCCGGGCGCCAAGGACATGGACCGGCCGGATCCCGCCTGCGGCGCCTTCGAGCGCACCGGTTCCAGCCGCGGAAACATGGACCGCGCCCAACGCGAGATCCAGGACGCCGAGCCGCGCTACCGCGAGCACAAGTGAGCGCGGCGAATGAGCGTTAGCGAATTTGGGTCTTGAGATGCTGGTTTCCGACGCCATCAGCTACGCTATGCGCGTTGCCGGCATCCTTGGCGTCGGCCAGGTAGCGCTGCCGCAGGACACCGCCGACGCGCAGACCGCATTGTTGCTGATGCTGCAGCAGTGGCGGCAGAAGCGCTGGCTGGTGTTCCGGCTCAACTGGGACATCGTCCCGCTGGTGATCGGCAAGCAGTCCTACACCGTCGGACCTACGGCAACGCCTAATCCCGATTTTGTTACCGATGGCTACGCTCGACCCGCCAATGTGCAGTCATGTTTTCTGCGGCAGAATGTCGGGAGCGGACCCAATTCGTATCCGATCGACTTTCCGATGCGGATCCTCGGCAGCCGCCAGGAATACGACCGCATAAGCCTGAAATCGCTTCAGTCCTGGCCGGCGTCGATCTATTACGACCCGACGATCCCCAACGCCACGCTCTACATCTGGCCGATCCCCGTTCAGCACCTCTTTTCGCTCTACATTGCCTGGCAGACCGCAATCGATCCGGTGACCACGGAGCCCAGCGCCGAGATTACTGATTTCCTTCCGGAAGAGACCCAGGAAGCGATCATCTACAACCTCGCGCTGAGACTCTGCACCAACTATAAGATGCCGCCCGACCCGGCGGTCGCCAGCATGGCCAAAGCCACGCTTAACACTCTCAGGCAGACAAACTTCGCGCTGCAGCCGCTGCGCATGCCGCAGTCCCTGCGGCCCGGCACGAGATTGCGCAACCCACTCGGCGGCTTTTATCCCGAAACGTCAGCTGGAATTGCTGTTACGTCATTGGGTTAGGCTTTTCTCTTTACCTGGAGTGCGCTAAAATGGCGCATGCACAAACGATACGAACTGGTCGGCAAGACCTTTGGCAAGCTCACGGTTTTGCAGTTCGCAGGGATGGGCGACGACTACGCGTCGAAATGGCTCGCCCACTGCGAATGCGGCACCGAGAAGATTGTCGACGGCAAGAACTTGGTCAAAGGCCGAACGCGTTCTTGCGGCTGCATGCAGGGCGGTCGAAGCGGATTGCACGGTGCGGTCAAGCGCACGCATGGACAGTCCGACAAGTCGCCGCTCTATACCGCGTGGATCAATATTCGCCAGCGCTGCAACAATCCGAACAACCAGGATTATCGAATCTATGGCGGCCGCGGCATTCGCGTTTGCGACGACTGGAATACGAGCTTCGAAGCCTTTCAGCGCGATATGGGGCCGACTTGGCAGCGCGGTCTGACAATCGATCGCATCGACACGAATGGACATTACGAGCCCAACAACTGCCGCTGGGTTCCAATGTCCGAACAATGGAAAACGCGCCGCTCGCATGGGCGAAAGCGAGCGCTTGATGGGTCATCTCAACGGCCATAGCCTGGTAACCTGGAAGAAGGGCGACGGGCTGGTTGCGGCCGATCTCAATGCGAACTTTACCGCGCTCGCCGACCGCATCGAGGCGGCGATGGCGACCGCGCTCATGCCCGACCCGGCGAATGTTAGCCTCGAGATGCAGCTTCGCGGCCTCGGCGAGCGCATCGCTGCGCTGGAGAGCCTCACGGCGATGCACGCCCGTCAGAGGAACGAGCGCGAATGGGCGCCGCTATCGCACCTGGGGGCTGTCCTCCAGCGGGTGAACGACATGCAGCGCCAGGTCGAGAATGCCGTTTCGCGCATCGAGGAGCTGTATGCCGCTCTGGCGGTTGATCACGACGATCTGCACCGCCGGATCCTCAGGATCGAACAGCAGCCGGAGGCAGCCCCAAAAGAGGATTTCGCCGTCCTTGCCGCGCATCACGATCGCATCGCTCTCAAAGAGCACATGCTCCTGGCTCAAGTCATCGCGCTCAGACATGAGACGGGGATACTCCGCGACTTGGCCTTGGGCAAGGACCGCCAGGCGAACCGGCTCGAGTTCGCTCCGATGAGCTATGTTGGCCATCTGCTGCAGCGCATCCGCGAGATCGAGGAGCGGCTGAATGGCTAAGCTCCCGCTGCACCAAGGCGCATATGAGGCGCGCTCGCCGATCGCCAACGCGCAGGTGGCGATCAATGTCTATCCCGAGCCGAACCCGAAAGACGCGCCGTTTCCGGTGACCCACTACCCCTCGCCCGGGCTTTCGGTGCTGGCCGATTTCACCGGGCAGATCACCGGCTCGGTGCGCGGGCTCTACATGGCCTCCGACGGGCAGCTCTTCGCGGTCATCGGCACCACCGTCATCTCGCTCTCCGGCAGCCCCGGCGCGGGGTTCGCCTGGGTGAACCTCGGGCAGCTCACCACCAACAGCGGCAACCTCGTCTCGATGTGCGACAACGGCACCACCCTCGTCATCGTCGACGGTAGCCCGCAGGGATGGCAGCTGCCGCTGGGTGCGGCCCTGACACCGGGCTCGCTGCAGCTGATCAACGACCCCGCATTCTACGGCTCGAACCGGGTCGACTTTATCGACACCTTCATGGTGTTCAACCAGCCCGGCACCGGAAATTTCTACACCACGACCTCGAATGTCGTGACGCCCTTCGACCCGACTTATTTTGCCGCGAAAGAAGGGTGGAACGATCTTCTCGTCTGCTGCGTCTGCCTGCACGACAACATCTGGCTCCTCGGCAATACCACCGCCGAGGTCTGGTTTAATGCCGGGGGCGCGACGTTTCCCTTTGCCCGGATGCCCAACAGCATCCTGCAGCAGGGCTGCATCGCGGTCAATTCGCCAGTCGTCGCCGATAATGCCTTGTATTGGCTCAGCCAGGATCGCTGGGGCCGTAATTTGTGCATGCGCGGCGAAGGCTATGCGGCGCGGCGCGTCTCGAATTTCGCGGTCGAGGACGAGTGGTCCAAATACCCGACCTGTGCCGACGCGGTCGGCATGGTCTTTCAGTTGGGCGGACACGAGACGGTGGGGTTTTACTTTGCTTCCGGCAATGCCTGGTGGGCCTACGACGCCGCGACCGAGCTCTGGCACAAGCGCACCTACAGCGGCACGACGACCCCGTGGCTGCCCTACTGCATGGCCGGCTGGGGCCATGTCGAGGGCCTCACCTTCGACGACAACATCGTGGTCGCCGGCGACCGTACCGCGCCGCGCATCCTGCGGGTCGACCGCAACGCCTACACCGACGCCGGCACGCCGATCACCCGCCAGCGCTCGTGGATGCACAACCAGGACGACGGGCAGCGCATCCACCACGCGCGGTTTTCCTGCAGCATGACCGGGGCGGCGATGACCCCGGATACGATCAATTTGGATTGGAGCGACGACGCCGGGCAGACCTACGGCATCGCCGTGCCGCAGACGACCGACAACGCCACCAACGGGCAATACCAGTGGCGGCGGCTGGGGTACGCGCGCGACCGGGTCTACCGATTGACATGGACGGGACAAGGCGAGTGCGCCCTCAACGGGGCCTATATCGACCTCGTCCCGCAGGGGACGTGAGATGAGCGGCGTACTGCATAGCAGCACGCCTGCGAATTCGCAGCACCTCGCCGGTGAGGTGCGCTCATGATCCAGCGCTCGATCTCCCTGAAGCGCCGCCTCGAGGGCGAGACCGTGCGCCATGTCGGCTCGCAGGGGCGCCTCGTCTATTACAAGGGCGAGATGCCTGAGCGCTGCGAGCTGCAGGCCGATGGCGAGCGCATCGAGAGCGTCGCGGCGCATGAGGAACTGGTGCGCGACCTCCACCAGGGCAACCAGCCCAAACCGCAGCCGCCGGCGACTTATTGGCGGCTCATGGACAACAACGGAAATGTCGTCATGCAGGGGGATGGCTTGTGAGCAGCCAGCCGCCGCGCCCCGTGGGGACCACGGTCCCCGGTCAGACCGCGACCCAGGGAATGATTGCGCCGCTCAACCCCTTTGTCGACGCGGGCGGTCTCCTGACCGGTGTCAGCTTCCGTTTTCTCTTTGAGTTGTTTCACAACATCAACCAGCTGCAGAGCGAGGTTCAGACACTGCAGCAGCGCCTCGCCAATGCGGGGATACCATGAGCAGCCAGATCGGCACGGCCGATATGGGGGCGGTGCGTTTCGCGGTGACGTCCATGGATCGTATCTCGTTCCAGGCGGAAGCCTTCTTCGATGTGATCGAGGAAGCAAAGCCGCTGCTCCAGCGCCATTGGGAGGAGATCGCGCTCGATAAGGCGAGCGTGCCGCTCGATCCCGACTGGGACCGCTACCGCGAATTTGACAAAAAAAACGGGCTCTCGGTGGTGACCGCCAGGGTCAACGGCGAGCTTGTCGGCTACTGCTGCATGATCCTTTCCATGGGCCTGCATTATAAAACGACCCCGGAAGCGATTATGGACATCTTCTGGCTGGCGCCTGAGGTGCGCGGCCGGATGGGCGGCGTCAGGCTTTTCCGCGCGGTCGAGAAGGAATTGCAGCGGCTCGGCATCCGCCGCGTCAATGTCGGCTCGAAGCTCCATAAGGACGTGTCGCGGCTCTTCCTCGCGCTCGGCTACCAGCCGATCGAGATGTGGTTCTCAAAACTGCTGGAGGCGCCGTGATGGTTAGCGGTCCGGTCGTCGGTGGTGCCATCAGCGGGATCGGCTCGCTGGTCGGCGGCGCGACTGCTTCCTCCGCCTCGCAGCAGGCTGCACAGTCGCAGCTGGCGGCGCAGCAGGCGGCGGATGCGACCGCGCTGCAGGAGCAGCAGCAGGCCGAGAATTTTTCCAGCGCGTATTTCGGCAACGCTGCGCAGTACCTCTCGCCGTTGATCAATGCGGGACAGGGGGTCGGCAGCGAGTTGCTGCGCGAAATGGGGGCGCCCTTCGGGGTAGGCACGCCCCCCGCTGCGGCGGCATCGACGCTCCCGGCGCCGGCGTCGACAGGCACCCCCGGTTCGACAGGTCCGCCCGCAGCGGGCGGCGCTGCGCAGCAGGTGACCTTGCCGGACGGCACCGTCGTCACCGCCCAGGACCTGCAGTACGACCCTGCGACCGGGCAGATCGCCTTCGGATCGCAAAGCGGCGACCTGCCGGCGAGCGACCAGGCGGCGGCGCAGGCTCTGCTTTATCCCTCGACACCGGCTGCGGCATCGGCTGCGACCGCAACACCGCCGTCAAACCTGGTGCCGGGCGGGGCGATCCCGGCAGCGGCCGCGGCTCAGTCATCGGGGTGGGCCGGTGCCCCGCCGGCCGGCAGCCTGGGCGCGATGCCCAGCCTCACCGATCTCTCGCAGCTGCCGGGCTTTTCCTCGACCATGTATTACGGGCAGCAGGGCGTCGCCAACGCCGCCGCCGCCCAGGGGCTTGGGGTATCCGGAGCTGCGCTCAAGGGCGCGGGCCAATACGCCGCGACCACAGCCAACCAGTTCTATAACAATTACTTCTCGAACTACTGGGCGAACCAGAACAACCGTTACAACATGCTCTCGGGGTTGATGAACACCGGCGCCAACGCGGCGAACTCCTTGGCCGGCTACTCGACCAATACCGGGGTGCAGGGGGCCTCGAACATCACCAGCATCTCGAATGCGATGACGGGGCTTGCCGGGCAGATCGCGCCCTCGGTCGGTGCGGCGCAGCAGGCCTCGGGCAATCTCCTCGGGGCCGGGATAAGCGGCGCGGCCAACCAGTTCGGCGCCGCCGCCAATGTGCTGATGAACCAGGGCAGCGGCGGCACGACGCTCGGTCCCAGCGGGGGAACCTTTGCCACTTCCCCGACCGGTGATTACGGCGGCGGCGGAGATTACTGATGAGCGTAGCGAATTTGGGATCCTTTTGATGCCGATCGATCCCGGCACCGGCGCCCTCATCAACCAGCTGGCCAACCCGCCCGACCCGATGGCGCGGGTCCAGACGATGTACAACGCGCTGACGGCGCAGAAGAACTTTCAGGCCCAGCAGGCCGCCGCCAACGCCTACCAGCAATCGGTCGATCCCCAGACCGGCGCCTTTGACATGAACAAGTTCAATGCGCTCACCTCGCAGGGCCCGGGTGCGTGGAACTTCGGCGAGACGATGAAATCGTCGGGCGGGGGATTGGCGGCGCAGGGGCAAGGGACGCAGCAGGATCTCTCGGCAAAGCAACAACAGATGTCGGCCCTTGCCGGCTACATGACGCCGCTGATTGCCGACGTCAATTCGGGGAAAGGGGTGACTGCGGCGCAGGTTCAAGCGGCGCTCGCGAGCGTGCCGGAAGGTCTCGTGACCCCGCAGATGCGGCAAAACGTCGAAAAGCAGCTGTCGGCAATGCAGCCGGGCGACGACGCGTCGAACCTGGTGCGCGGCGCTTACTTCGCGACGATGAACGGGGCGCAGCAGGTGCAGACGCTCACCGGCAACGTGCAGCCCCTGCAGACCGGGCCGCAGATTGTGCCGACGCAACTGGCACCCTTTGGCCAGAAGCCGACCGCCGCGCCGCTGACGATGGCTCTGACGCCGCAGAACCAGGTCGAGATCGGCAAGTGGTTGCAGGAGCCCTACGAGTGGGACGACCGTCAGGGGACGCACCAGAAGGGCACCAAGGCCGATTACTACACCTCGATGGGCATTCCGCTGCCCAGCTTTACCAACAGCACTGTGCCGGCACCGGGATCGCCGCCACCGGCAGCGGCGCCAACCGCAGCGGCACCGGGTGCGCCTGGCCCATTGTCGAGTGTCACGACCGGGCGCGAGCCGGTGAAGCCGGCCGGTCCAGCGGCCCCCGCAGCTCCAGCGCCCCCGCCGTCAACCTCGGCCTTGCCGCCCGAGCAGATTAAGGCCGGCCGCGACGCCTACGCCGCCGACCAGGCGCTGCAGGCGACGCTCGGCAGCCGCGTCGGGCCATTGTCGAGCGCCCTCTCGGTGCTGCGCGCGCATCCCGACATGCAGACTGTCGGGCAGGATGAGCTCAACCAGCTGACCCAGGTGGCGCACGCTTTTGGCTTCCCGGTCGGCGATCTCACCCAGGCCAATGCCTACCAGGAACTGTCGAAGAACCTCGAACAGTACCTGCGCGCGCTGCCCGGCGCCAACCGCTCGGATCTGGCGCAGTCGCAGGCCGGCGCCGCCTCCCCGCATATCGGCCAGGGGCGCGGGGCGATGACGGACCTGCTCGCCAAGGCGGTCGGCTACGAACGGATGCGTGCCGCCGGGGTCGACTATTTCAACAGCCAGTATGGCGATGCCGCGACCGCGGCGAATAATTCGGCGCAGTACAAGAACAAGACGACCAACTGGCTCGCCAGTCAGGACCCGGTCGCCTACTCCGCCGACCAGATGACCCCACAGCAATACCAGAGCTACGTCAAAGGCCTATCGGCGAGCGACAAGCAGAAATTCGTCAACTCGCGCAAGGAGGCGCTAAAACTTTATCCGACGCTCAAGCTTCCGGGCTCGACCGCGCCGGCGCAACCGGCGGCAACCGCGGCCCCAGCGCCCAATGCCCCCACTCCGGGGTTCCAGCCCTAAATGGCGCTCGACGACTACGATCAGATGATCCTTGGCGCCGCGGCGCAGTACAAGGTCGACCCGCGGCTCCTGAAAGCCATTATGTCGGTCGAATCGTCGGGCAACCCGGCGGCGGTCGGCGCTCCCTTCAGGTTGCCTAATGGCCGGATGGTGCAGGCGCGGGGCCTGATGCAGTTCGCGCCCGATACCGCTGCCCAATACAAGGTCGATGTCAACAACCCGCAATCCTCGATCAACGGCGGGGCCAACTACCTCTCGGATCTCCTCAATCAATACGGCTCGCCGGAGCTTGCGCTCAATCACTATAGCGGTGGCGACCCCGGGTATACGAAGAAGATTCTGCAGGCTTACAACAGCGTCAATCTGCCCGGTACGGCGCCCTCGATCCCCACGCCTGCTGCCGCGTCACCTGGTGCCGGGCAAGCGGGGGCGGGCGCGGGTGGCATAATGACGCCCCACATTGTCGATATGACGCAACAGGCCGGTTTCGGCGACCGTTTTGGCACCTTCGCGCAGCCGCCTATCGGAATGATAATTCATCACACCGGCGGCGGCAGCACTGTCGATCAGGTCATCAACACGTATAAGGCACGCGGGTTTCCGGCGCAGTTTGTCATTGGCCGCGACGGCACGACCTACCAGACCCTCCCCGATGGCGCGCAAGGGCGGCAGATCCAGAATGGATGGGGGCCGCTAGGAGAGGGTAAGTCCAACGCCAACACCGAAGGCGTGGAGGTGATCGCCAATAACGACCAGGATGTGACGCCGGCCCAGCAGCAGGCTGCCGCCGGGCTGGTCGAGGCGCGGTCGCAAAAATGGGGTTACGACCCGCAGACTTCGGTGTGGGGTCACGGTGAGGTCAACCCGGGCCACAAGGAGCCCGATGAAGGGCGCACAATTACCGCCGGTATCAGGAACGGCAGCTTGCTGCGGCAGATCGGCGTTCCCGAAAACCAGATAAACCCGCCACCGCAGATCACCGAGCCGACGCCGCAGACCGCGGCAGCTTATGCACCCGGGGCCGTCGCGCCCGCAGGTCCCTTGGCGCCCCAGGTCGCTTCGACCGCACCGATCGGCGCGGTGCATGACCCGACGGTAGCAACGCCGGCTGGTGTGCCATCCGCGCCACCACCACCGACGCCACAGCCACAGCCCGGAGCAACACCAGTGGCAGACCCTACCGAAGCGCCCGACCTTTCGGGATTGCCGCCGGAAGAGCAGACGATCCTTTCCGGCAAGCCGTTACCGGCAACCGCAGCGGCACCGGCACCAACACCCGCGCCCCCGGTCGACACCGCGGGCCTGCCGTCGGAAGAGCAGGCGGCAATCGCGGGGGCAAACGCACCTCCGCCTCCTCCAGGCCCAACACCCACCGCGCCTTTGTGGTCGGGCGATTGGGCGGGGCCCAAGCTGGTCCAGGGGGTGGAACAGGGGGTGCGCGATGTCGGCTCGACGCTCAACAGCGTCGATGCCTACCTGGCAAAGAACATCCCCGGTTACGCGCAGCTCGATGCCGCAGTCGGCTATACACCCCAAAAAGCGGCGCAGGTTGAGGCGCAGACCGCCGCCGACACCGCCGCCTATAACCAGGCGAACCCAAGCAATCTGTCGTGGGCTGGGGCCGGGCGCCTCGGCGGCAACATACTGGCGACCGCCCCGGTGGGGGGCGCCGGGCGTCTTATCGGTGCCGGGGCCGAGCTGGTGCCGGGATTGTCGCTTGCCGCCCGACCCCTCGAGTGGGGCACCGCCGGCGGGCTTGCCAATGCGCTCACCTCTGGTGGCTCGACGCCGCAGGACTGGGGGACCAATGCACTCCTCGGGGCCGCCGGCGGGGCGGCTTTGGGTGGGGCGACCGGGCTTGCCGGGCGGGCGCTCTTCGGGTCCGGCGCCAACGCCATCGCCGAGCGCCTGGGGATCGATCTCTCAAAGGGCCAGACCGGCGGGGCGCTCGCCCGACGCATCGAAGACACGACGGCGGCGTTTCCGTTTTCCGGCGCGCCGGCATTCGACCAAGGCCAGCGCCAACAGATCGCCGGCGTGATCGGTCGCGAACTCGGGATGCCGGGCGAGGTCTCGCAGATCGACACGCCGACGCTCAACCAGGCGAGAAGCGATATCGCCGACCGGATCGAGGATGCTGCAGGCAATATTACCGTGCGCGGCACGCCGCTCTTGAGTTCGCTCTCCCCGATCGAGACCGCCTCGATCCAGGCCGGTCCCAATACCCCGCAGGCGCACACATTCCGCAATCTCAGCGATCAGCTCTTGAACCTGACCGCCAACAACAATGGCGATTTGCCGGGCAGCGAGTTTCAGAAATTCATCTCGCGCGGCGGACCGCTTGATACCGCGCTGTCATCGTCGGTTCCGGAAGTGCGCTCGGTCGGCCAGGGGATCCGCACCGCGCTCCTCAACGCCGCCCAGGGCGGGACTGCCACAACCTCAGACGCGCTCGCGAACCTCGCCAAGGCCCGCTACCAGTGGAAGGTGGCAAAGACGATCGAGCCGGCGATCACCAAGACGCAAGGGGGCACCGAGGAGATGAGCCTCCCCGGCCTGGCGCAGAATATCCGTACCGGGTTCGACATGACCGGGACCGGCCCCGGCAACAACATGCAGGACCTGGCGCGGCTGATCAGTGGCCCCTTGCGGACATTGCCGTCAAGCGGCACCGCCGAGCGCCTGCTCTGGCAGAAGCTGCTGATGCCGGGGGAAGCCGCAGGGTCCGCGGCAGCGGCCTTTGCGGGGATGCCCCACGTCGCCGCCGCTGTGGGTGCGCTCGCCCCGCTTCCCTCACTCGCCGGGCGCTATATGCGCTTCGGCCCGGCGATGGGAATCCCCGGCCTGGGGGCGGTTCAGGGCGTCACCAATCCACTCATCGCGCGCACCCTCGGCGGCAATATCGGCAACCGCCTGGTGCCGGGCGGCTGGCTGCCGCAGCAGCAGCAACCGCAGCCGGGGCAACCCTAATGGTGAGCGGGACAATGATCCTCAGCGAGCAGGACATCCCGATCGGCTGGGATCATGGTTTCCCACAAAGCACAGTCCTGGGTGTGCTCCTGGGCGGTGCGGACATGTGGCGGCTGCATGACCGGGGCACGCGAGCCGACAAAGACCGTCAGCGCCATGGCGGCGAGGAACAGAACCACCACGCCGCGCTTGCCGATGACGGCGAGGATGAGAAAGCCGATTGCGGCAATGCCGATGAGTGTCATGACCTATTCACTCTTCGGCATGGTGAAGTATTGGGTGGTCTGGATCGGATTGCCCCAGATGTTCAGGTTCGGGTCGTATTTCGGCGGGTTGCCGAAAACAAAGATCGCCAATCCGATACCGCCGACGAGGAGGATCCAGAACCCGCGCTCGCCGACGAGCCTGACGATCATGAAGATAACGGCGCCGACGATGAGACTCAGAATGAGGTGGTCCATCGCTCAGTGATCCACCAAGTCGAGCCGGCGCTCGATGCGGTCTATGCGCTCGCCGAGGTGGTCGAGCCGCTCCATGATCACCGCGTAGTGACCCTGCTCCGAGGCGCTCATTTGCGCCATCTGCTGCTCAAGGCGCGTGATGCGCTGACCTTGCTCGCGCACATCACGCCGCAGCTCGGCAAGTTGCGAGTCGATGCGGTTGAACCGCTCTTTGAGGAAGTCCAGAATTTCGTCAGCCATATGTGCCTCCAACCCAGGCGCTGTGGTCAGGAGCAGGGGAGTGTCTCTCACCATTCCCCGGCTCCGCTTTTATACCCCAGAACCCTTTAAAAAGCCATAAGGATCCGCCGCATGCCTGATGAGCAGACCTACACCATCACGCTGCCGGCGCAGGATTGGCAGGTCCTGTTGACGGGGCTTTTCGAGCTCCCGATGAAGCTCTCGGCGGCGACCGCCAACCGGCTGCAGACGGCGCTGGCCGATGCGCAGAAACCGCCAGCTGAGATTCCGCATATCGTCAAGGGGGGCAAACCATGAGCTCGCCAGTAAAGCAGCAAACCGTCACCCAGTACCCCGGTGGCGAGCCGACCGTGTTCCTTGGTCCGGACTTTCGCCAGGTCGGCATCGACGGGCTTATCGCGGGCGCCTCGGCGATCGCCACGCTGCAGAGCCAGGTCGCGACCATGCAGGGGCAGATCGCCGATCTCACCACGCGGGTCGCGGCATTGGAAAGCGCGGCACCGCCGCCGGCATAAGGAGGGGGGAAACCATGAGGCCTAATCGGCGCGGAGAAACTCTCCACGCTGTGCACGCACTGCCTCGAGCCACGCAGCATGCGCCTCTTCGGGCGTATCAAAACTGCCGAGATGGATCTGCTGATGGTTCAGCTTGAGTTGGGCAGTATAGCGCGGGCCTTTGCGCGACCTTCGCACTCCGCGCGGGAGACCCGTTTCGGGACGGCTGCGGTTCCATTTATTCTGTTGGTGAGTCGCCTCTCGCAAATTCTCCCAGCGATTGTCGCTGCAATCGCGGTTTTTGTGGTCGATTTGCTTCGGCCATGTGCCGGTCTGCAGCGCCCAGATTACGCGATGCGCCATATATCGAACACGGTCGATTACTACGCCAAAATAGCCCCTAGACCGGTCGATGCCGCCTGCTTTTCTGCCGGCGAAATATCCATTCCACGCGGCTTGAGCGTGGGCATGTTTGAAGTGGTGCAGCGGGCGTGTCTTCCAAGTAAGAGTTCCCGTGTCAGGCTCGTACACGAGGCACTCGCGCAGATATTCTGCGGTCGGCAACTTAGGCATTGGGAGTGTTTAACATGAGCTCGCCCATACCGCCAGTTCCACAAGGTAATGTTCCTGCAGTAGGCATTCCGAATACTCAGGACTATGCAAGGTTAATTTTTTCCGCGCCGTATTTCGAGACCGTTGCAATTGCCGAAATAATACAGCCATCGGTTACTGAGGCAGTCGAGGCTATATTACCTTCTCTTGTTCCTCAATATGTCGATGCGGCTGCGCAGGCCGCAGTGCAACAGCTCGCGGTGCTCTTGACCGGCAGCACCATGACCGGGCCGCTTTTCCTCTCGCCCCTGATGCCGACACAGCCCAGCCAGGCCGCGACGATGGCCTATGTCGACAGCATGATTGCGACCGCGGGCATCCCGGAAGTGCCGCCTGTTCCCTCCGGCCAGGTCTGGGCGCGAGAGACCGGTCAGTGGGTCCCGATCACCCCGCAGACCGGCGTCTTCCTGCCGCTCTCCGGCGGCACGATGGTCGGCAATATCGCGATGTCCGGCAACACGATCAACGGGCTGGCATCGGTCCCGTCGCTCCCCAATGGTGCCGCGCCGGCGCAATGGGTGCTTAATCAGATCGCGTCGGTGTCGCTCTTCCAAGGGCAATGGGACGCCGACACCAATGTGCCCGACCTTACCCAACTTTCGGTGCGGGTCAATGGCTACACCTGGATCGCGATAACGACCGCTCCCGGCGGCGTCGTCATCGGACAAGCCATTCCGGGCCTGCAGGGCACGACCATCTATAACGGCGACACGATCTACTATTCGACCGTCGATGGCGCGTTCTTCTCGATCCACGCGGGCGGTCTGACCTTGCCCGAGGCGGATGCGCGCTATGTGCAACTCACCGGCAGCCAGATGTCGGGGGCGCTGCTCTTGAATGCCAATGCCTCGCAGCCGCTGCAGGCAGTAACCCTCCAGCAACTGCAAGCATTCGTGCCTCCGGGTGCAGTACCTGAGGCTCCAAACGACGGGCAACTCTACGGACGCAACGGGCTGACGACCTCTTGGGCCCCGGTGCTGCCGCTGGCGGGCGGCATACTCACCGGAATGATTACCCTGTCCGGAAACGCCACGCTGGCGCTGCAGCCGGCGACCTACGGGCAAATGAACAGCGCGATCACCGCCGCGACTGCCGGCTACTTGCCGCTCTCGGGCGCGGCAATGACCGGGCTGATGACCCTTTCGGGGAACGCCGCGGCATCGCTCAACCCGGTGCCGCTGCAGCAGGTGTCGGGGATGCTCGCCGCCTATCTGCCGCTCTCAGGCGGGACGGTCGCCGGAGCGCTGACCGCCGGGACAACGCTTGCCGTCACCGGCGCGACGACGCTGACCGGAGCGCTCACGCCCACGGGCGGCGTTGTCGGCGTCACCAACGGCTCGAACGCCCCGGCGGGCCAGGTCGGTGAGGTGCTGTCGATCATCGTCACAACCGCAGTCGGTATGACTTCGGGAACGAACGGCCAAGTGGCCGCGCTGAGCCTTCCCGCCGGCGATTGGGATATCTGGGGCGAAGTAGTTTTCTCCTGGAGTGCCGGCGCTGCATTCTCGGCGGTCGGCGCTATCAGCAACACGGCAGGAACCTTGCCCGGCCTCATACTTAACGGCTCCCTGCACCAGATCAACCTAAGCGTCGCGAATCTTTCCGTTGCACGGCTGCCGGTAGCGGTCGCCATCGTCAACGCGGCGACAGCGACAACGATGTATCTGTTCGCGCAAACCGTGTTCTCCAGCGGCACGGCATCAGCGACCGGTAAGCTCGTCGCCCGACGGGTGCGATAGATGTGAGCGACGCGCCGCCCGACGATTCCGCGGCAGTGCTGCCGCTCGAGGCGGCGCGCGAGCACCTGTTGCACTGGTGGAGGGAACCGGCCGCCGGCATTCTCTCGCTCGGCATTGGCTGCTTTGACGCCTGGCGCTTTGGCCGGGATGCCGGCCTCACCGCATCGCTCGACGAGGCGCTGATCGTCGGCGGCGTCATCCTCATCGCCGGCACCCAGCGCTTTATCGGCCGCCCGACAATCGACGGCAACGGCAACAAACCGTGACGGGCGCGACGTCTTGTCTTATTAATGTGCCTACTTGTGGTTGGCATGGAGATACCTGAGGGAGGCAACAATGAGCGAAGAGCATCAGGAGCACCAGGATAACCAGCCTGCCGAAAATGCGCGTGAACCCGCACCCGCGCCGGCTACGGTCGAGGAGCGGCTGAAGAAGCTCGAGGAGACTGTCGCCCGCTGGGCGCCCAAGCTCGCCGCGGTCATCGGCGAATGAGCGCCTTCGACCAGGCGTTCGAAATTGTCGTGGGGCACGAGGGGGGATATTCGAATAATTCCGCCGACCCCGGCGGCGAAACAAAATACGGTATTTCGAAAAGGTCGTATCCGAGCGTCAATATCGGCGCTCTCACGCTCGACCAGGCGAAGGCGATCTACCAGGCCGATTACTGGAACCGTGCGGGCTGCGATCTATGCGATCCGGGCCTCGCCCTCATCGTCTTTGATGCCGCGGTCAATAACGGTGTCGGGCAGGCAATCCGCTGGCTGCAGGCAGCGGTCGGGGTCAAGGCCGATGGGGTCATCGGCCCCGCGACCAGGGCGGCGATCGCCAAAGCCGACGCGCAGGACGCGCTCGTCGCGGCACACTCCGCACGCATCCACATGATGGCAGGGCTCAGTACCTGGGCGACCTTTGGCCGCGGCTGGTCGAAGCGCCTGGCGCAGCTGCCCTACCAGGCCGCGAAGATGACGGGCAATGACGCGCCGGCAGCATCGTCCTCGGT